TGGTCAGCAACGTCCATCGTCGTCGACCAAAGAGTTAAAGTAAGATTTAAAAAAGTTAATGTTTTCTTCGTTCGCTACGAAGGCATGACCGCCAGCAGTCATAATGTTTTTGAGTTCTCGTCGTTGCAGTGCAGTCGGCTTATTGCTACCAGCCTTGCACTCGATAGCTACGAATTGACCACGAAAGCACGCTATAATGTCAGGCACACCCGAGCGACCATAGCCATGTGTAGCTGGAAAGAAGTAGTAGACCTCGTGCTTCTTAAGTATCTTTACTACTGCGTCTTTTACCTTAGACTCAGGTGTTTTCATTTGGTTATCGCTTTCGGTGGTACTATTATTATTGACAAAGTATACCACAACAAAAACGACTTAGCAAATTTATTTATAGGGAGTTTCCCTAGGGTGGACATTCTTAGGTCTTGCTAAGTTTGTCCAATAAAAAAGCCACCCCGAAGGGTGGCTTAGTGTTTCCTTTTTTGGAGTATGAATATGCATCAACACATTCCTAGGTAAAGCAGATTACATCCTAGTATGCTAATAAGGTAAAACGAGTTGATTTGCATCTGCTATACATTTCAGCCCACCTCACGAAAGGATTAACTATGAAGTCAACCTGACCATATTATACATCAAGGCATAATATATGCATACCCATCAGAAAATTTAACTCCAATCCCATCTACAGCATCAAGTTCATCTAGTACTTTAAAGACTGCGTACTTAGATTGGATGCTGTCGGGCAAATCGGTAAAAGAATTAAACCTAGTAATACTATCATTCATGTAGCTATACACAATAATAGAGTTGTCTAAGTTAGCTCTAATACCAAACCCTTGCTTACTAAATAGGGCATCAGATAGTTCTCTATAATGAATAAACTTCTCGCATTTTTTATCATGTGCTTTAAAGTCCTTAACGCTAGCAATAGCTGAAGGTAACTCGGCATATGCCTCTCCTGATTTTCTAGCCTCATAAGCTGTTAGGGCATAGTTACATAGTTCATCTTCTTGGTTTAAGTCCCAACGCAAATTATTACGATAAGAATTAAAAGCATTACTTACTTGTTGAGTAACACGATCCCTAATAAGGTGTTTTAATTCCGAATCTTCTCTAGGGTTAAATGCTTTCTTAGCTTCTCGCAAGGCTAACTTAACATCAATAGACGTGGTCGTATTCCCCCTACCTCTATGCTTATTGATACGGAAACACTCTACCATATAGGCTTTTTCGGTAATTCCGCCTCTCCATCTATCGACAATACCGATACTACCTAGTTCTTCACCAGCACCATAAACCTTAATGCGATACAGCATCTTTTCATTTTTTATATCTCCGTTCGCATCTTTCTTGCGTTCATTAGTGACGCAGTGATCGTCAACACTAAAACTTAGCAATGGTTTGGCTAAGGCAACATCTTGTAAAAAGTCCTCCAGCTTTTCCATATATCCTATAGTGTTACGATACTCGGCTTTTAAACCATCTCTATTTACCACAATCATCTTCTTCTCCTTTAATAACAACTTTAAGTTTTCTTCCGAACGCATGGATAAACGGATTGCGTTCTTCTACTAATGCATACTTCTCCTCTAGTGGTAGGTCTTGCTTTAGCAGTGCAGTTAAGGAGTTGCGATTCGCTTCCTCAATTAGTTTGTTCCTGTTGCGTGGTTTATATACTCGCATACTACCTCCTTAAAAGTTAAACTTGCCAAGGATTGCATCTACTTGGCTCTTGACTAGGTTGCGAGTAGCTTCGCTGTCTTTAAGGTCGTCGGCACTGCGCCCACCGATTGCCCTCTCTAATTCTTTACGTGCCATCTCCATGTTAGCGTCGCCTGTAAGGTTAAAATGTTTTAAGAGTTCTACTAATTCAACAGCATTCTCTATTACTGTGTCGTGGATTCGTTTGCGTTGCACTACTTGGATAAACTCACCATCAACTTCCTTATCTACAATATCGCTATCTAAGCGGTCACTTATGCGAGTCAAGCATCCATGCAATCTACTCCAAGCATCTTTCATAGCGTTACCTAGTCGCTCGTTGTAAGCATCTTCACATGACTTAACAAGTTCAGCCTTAGCTTCTTCGTTAATGTCTACTCGGAAATCACCAGCCATAGGTACAGGCAAATAGTTCACTGAGAATTTAAACTTCGCTGGAATCTTCTCGACCTCGGGATATTCGCTTCGGTCAAACAAATCACCTAACTGAAATGCGGCGGCACTTACTAGGTTGGGGTAGGCTACTACGAACTTATCCACTAGCGCCATGTAGTTTGTCTCCAGAGTATGTAACTGCTCCTTGTACTCTAGAAACCTGCCCATAGGCAATAAGCGTAAACCATTATCCGACCAAGGAAGCGTCTGACTTAAATGCCATGCTCTAGCCTGTGCAGCATACTTTGTTATGGTGTCGAGAAACCCAGTACCGGCAAGAAGGTTCTTGTTATAGTTGCCAGCTTTAGTTTTGGTAGAGTTAGTAATATCTACCTGAGCCGACGCACGCTTGTCTAGCTTTCTAGCACTCCAACCACTAATGCTAAGTTCAACTAACATTGCAGAAGATGCAATGGAAATACTATTTTCTTGGTTCATAATCATTCCTATCGTTAAGGACATTCTTAGTTGTTGCTAAGTTTGTCCATCAAAAAAGTTTAAGCCTTTAGCGCACGCAAGCGCATCTTGCTTGGTTAGGTTACTCATTACTGCGCTACTTTCTACCTTGCCATCTTCTGTAAAATACTTTGGTGCGTTAAGCATGGTACATGCCCTATAAAAACTTACTACCACAGGACTAAACCTATTCGGTGTATGCTCCATTCTGACCATCGCAACCACGCACCAATTCTTGGCATACTTACTATCGACAGCCTTTCTTGGGTCGCCTTTAGGTTTCTGCCACCAAGGTTTCTTATCATTCCACATGAACCACCTTTCCTGATACTTGAGAACTATTAAATCTTTCATTGCCTTTGATACACCAAAGAATAGGCTTGTTGATTTGCCAGTCGCTTGGGTCTTGCGACCCGATATACCCATCGGTTAGCATAATTACGCACTCAGGCTCTAAGGCTTCTTTCTTCATGTAACGAGGCACACACTCAGGGCTAGTACCACCACCCCCCGCTGGCTTAGTTGTTTCAGTTAAGTTGCAAAGTTCAGAGCCTTGATAAACTTCGTGAGATGCCACATGCGTATCCCAATAAAGTAAATCAATTTTTTCGGGAGAGACCTCATCACAAATAGATTTGACCTCGCTCAAAAACCCCGCCAGTTCTTCCCCACCGATAGAGCCTGAGGTATCTATACCAATAAGAATAGACCCAACCTTCTCATCATAAGAAGAAGGCATGACGATGTCGCACCCGATGTAACGCTTATGCAACCGACGCCAAGTTGTTTGGTCTTTACCTTGAGTTGAAGTCTTAACAAAGTCCCTTAGTGCCTCACGCCAGTCAACCTTCGGAGTAAGTAAGTCTTGTAGTTCTCTAGAAACCTTACCGCCCATCTTACCCGCTAGGATTGAACCTTGTCGTAATGCTCGCTCGATTTCGTTCGCTACGGCTTCTTGTTCCTCAGGTGTTGCTTCTTCCGCACCTTCCCAGTCATGGTCGTCTAAATCTTGACCAGCCTCGTTACCCCTTTTACCGCCACCAGCGCCTTTGCCCTTACCACCATACTCATCTTCTAGCAGACGGAAGATTTGAGCCGTATCCATACCTCGATACTTCTCATCGATAAGTCCCATTACATTGCCGTCGGCATCAACAGGCATCTCGGTATCCCTACCATCAGGGTCGTAGTCACGGATTTGCAAGTTGATAACAAAGTCACAAGCCGCATTTGCTAGCTGGTGGTTTTTCTTGTGCAAGTGTTTCCACACAACCAAATGCCGATAAGCCTTGTGCATATTCTCATGCAATATCAAAAAGGCAAGAGCCTTATCAGTTAAGCTATCCACGAACCCACGACCATAGGTAACATCAACCCCATTAGTCTTAGCACTAGGACACTCCTCATCAACCTTCACCTTGCCAACCATGAATAACCCCGAAAACAAACAAAAGTTAGGGTGTTTCATTAGTTGCACATGGGTGCGTTCAATGCGTTGTTCTGCTGTTAACTTACTCATACTTTCTCCTGTAAACGAATTGATCCTTCTACTTCATCGACGATTACTTCGGCTTTACCTTCATGCAAAGCATACAACCCTCGCATCATGGCTTTTCTCTGCATTTTCATTTCCACTTTTGTCTTTACCCAGATAGCTAATAAGAACAGGATAACAACGAATAGGAACATATCTGCGTAGGTAATCTCAATCATTTAAGGCATCCTTTCTGTATTCCGGCATATGTCCTAATGCCATTAAGTAACCATCTAAATAAGTAGGTAGGTGTGCCTTGAGTGCCTCCTCTTGAGTCAACCCAGTTTCTACTGCCAACTTGATCATCTCAACAACTAAGCGTTTACCCTCGGCTTTGACCCTACTATGCTCACGCATCACATCAACAATTTCTTTTAACATATATTTTCCTTAGAATAAGTACTGATTCTCACGCATCCATGTCGTGAATGATTGGCTAGTCAAAAACAACTTCTTCTTGTCGTCGTTCTTCATACCAGTAAGACAGAATACCGATTGCAATTCTTTTGGAGTTCGCTTTAAGTATTCAAAGAACTTACTGATAGATTCCCGATCAACCTTTTGCACCGCAGAGAAAGCTAGCAGACACAAAGCGGCGGGTGATGACGGCACTATTGCAGTATTGGGTGACTTGCAAATTTCATCCCAAGTTGGTAGCGAGTCGGCGACCTCCACATATGCCATCAAATCTCTAGCCGCAGGCGCACCAATCGTCCCCTCTAATGCACAAATAGTTGCGTTTAGTGTTACACCTGTACGAGCCGTAAGAATAGCTGATGCTCTAGCAAGAGAACGAGGGGAAACAAAAGACTTCTGTGCCTCTTTAGGATTAAAGATATATTTATTCCCCGCTTGTGCTCCGTCGAGATATGAAGACAAGCAATGAGGTGTTTCTTTAACCCATGCTAAAACCTCAGGTGCTATCGCATTATCTACTGCCCAAGCACCCCAAGAATCATGGTCTATCGAGCCATCAGGATTAAATCCCGCGTGAGGTTTTTTTACTTGCACAACAGTCACGCGGTTCCGGCTATGAGCCATCATGTTATCGCCTACCCCATCGCCTGAGTAATTCCCTGCCGTTACGACAATATCCTTCTCGTGCAATGGGATGCCCATAATCATACGAGGTTCATTAAGCATAGGATGAAGCATATTCTTAACTGCATTGTGGGCTTTAGTGAACTCGTCAATAAAGATAACCTTTGGCTCATTTACATGAAAACCCCATTGCTCATTCGGGTAGATTCGGGTTGTTTTTGTGGCATGGTCAGGGATTGGAATACCTAATTCGCCTAGTTCAATGTTAGGTGCATCAATGTAAATACCTTTAAAGCCTGTGCGACGCACGATATTCTTAAACATTGAAGTTTTGCCTACGCCCGGCTCACCTACTAAATGAACTGTTCCGTTAGCACCAAGAGAGAGGATAAGATTCTCTGCTTCTGCAAGAGTTGCTACTTTATTTAAAAATACTTCAGACATGGTTACTTCCTTCCGTTATTGTGGACATTCTTAGGTCTTACTAAGTTTGTCCGTTGAGTTAACTACCTTAATAAAAATACTTTGCGTTGCGGTCAACAAAGGCAACACCTACTTCCATAGGGGTGGCTTTAAATACTTCTGCGTTATGGTGGTTTCTAATTATCTCAATGAAGTTATCCTCGAACTGTCTAGGTTCGCATCGTTGTCTCCAACCCGCTGCCGACTTAGCACCAAGCAATGCTAAGTTATAGGCTAGGTTTAAATTTATGGACCCGCCATCAATAAACTCTCCGACTTTTTCCATAAAGAAACTCCTATGCTCTTTAGCAATATCTCTGTGGTAGCTATAAGAAACCATGTGAGGACTCGTCATCTTGCCAAACGCTTTATCCATTTCTTCTGATGTGTAGTTAAACTTATTGTCGATGAGTAGCATATTCTTGCAATACTCGGTAAATGGTGCGTAGTATTTCTTAAGACGATTCATCTCCTTTCTGTTCGCTGAGTACTTGTGTTCCTGTTGTGGATGAGCTGGCTCATATACATCAACCATTCCTCTAGCATAGGATTGGATCTGCCGTCCGGTATTAACCAACAATAGCTTTTCTTTAGTCTTACTCTTTAGTAGATAGCTTTTGTTCTCTCTATTAGTAAAATACCATTTGCCATTCCATGATTCAATATGCCCAAAGTCTTGAGTCGTGTAATTGATAAACGCAAGACTAGTCGGGGACTGCCACCCACCAGTTCCTATTGCAATATCGCCATTAGGAAACCACTCAACCATGTCGGTGTTGTAAAGATTAGCAGAGTAAGTCTTCTGCCACGCACCTAGACAGCCGTCGTCAACCACCCGCATATTTTCTTTAATGCGATACCATGTATAGCGTCGGTTTAACCCCAAAGGCTTAACTTCTTCCTTGCGACCACGAATAGGAGTCACCCATTCAAAGTGTTCCTTTGCTTGCTTATAGGTAGATATAGGTTTTAACCTACCACAATTCCCAAATCCCCAACTCATAATTTATCTCCAATCAACCAGTAAAGTAATAAAGCAATAGAGCCAACGGCTAACCCAACTACGACAAACCCATATACCGCACCAACTATAAATTCCCATGAGTTTTGTGCGTCGCTCTTAAACATATATATCGAACTAGCATAGTTAGCGTTGCGTTGTGCCTCGTCCATCGTGCGTGGTAATGGGCGTAAGTTTTTCTCAAGCGAACTCATGTCCGTCCTCCTCATCTTCTTCAAACTTATTGTTAAAGTCCGTCTCGCTATCTAAGACTGGGTGCTCTAAAGCCTCTGCCATTCTCTCGTATACTGCAAGCAATTCCTCAGGTGTTTCCCCGCCAACATTTGCCGAGGTATAACCGCATGGCTGACCTTTGTCGTTGTAGAATACTTCGCAGATCTCAAAGAACGGCTCAATTACTGCCTGTCCTTTGTGCTCATAACGAGCAACTGTTCTTACTGTTCTATTATTCCAATACATAACTTCTCCTTTTGTTGTTTGGACATTCTTAGTGGTTGCTAAGTTTGTCCCGATCTTTTATTAACTTCTCGATTGCATCTCTTGCTTGTAATGCTAGTAGTCTTACTAATGTCGCTGGTGTCCTTTCTATGTTAATGAGGCTTAGGTTGTTACTTACTTCGCTTAATACTTTTAATTCATCAAGAGTCATAGATTCTTATACTTGTAGAGAACCTCAACAGCATCTTCCAACAAGTCCCCATAGATAGTCTGCAAATCAACAATCTGCTGAGCCATTTTTTTGCGACTGTCGGAATCGCCATGCTTGTCGTTCATACCCCAAAAGATTTCCAACAGGGTTGCTTGGTCACGCTCATCGGTAATAAACTCCGATAGTTCTTGGTGTAAATCCGCCATCATGCTCATTTACTCTCTCCTTGTAATGCAGTTAGTTTCGCTTTTGCTAGGGCAAGCGAGGTATAGCCCTGTGCTACTTCTTCATACTGTGCTAAAGAAAAGGGGTCGGCGTCGGCGGTTAGGGCTTTTAATCGGGTCTCCATCGTTGTTATGGCTTCTAACAATTCAGTAATGCGTTGCCCTTTGTAATACTCAGTCATACAAACTCCCTTATCCAATCAATATAAACTTCGTCCAAACTAAGCCACCTTGCTTGCCGCTTTCGCTCAGGCAATTCAATGGGGTAAACCAAAAGAATCTCGTTCGCTATGCGTCGCACCAAAATGAAGAACTCGGGCTTATCGGGTTTGCGGTATAGCTTTACAACTCTCAAAATACTAGCCCTCCAACATACACACCCAAGCCAATAGCAAATACGGCTAGGAATACACCGATTGCCCCTAATAACATAACACCCATAAACTTAATCATCGTTTATATCCCCCTTAAATAATCTATCGGTAAAGCCAGCTTCATACCCATCGAAAAACGCTTTTTGCACTATGTGTCGCCAACGCTGGTAGTCATTACTTATAACTTTGTCAGTTGCCGACGGCACTTTCATCCACAAGTTAAGGTATGTTTCTTTGTCGTGTTGCTCTAGTATGTCAATGAACTTACGCCATTCTTTGTTCGCTTCGGTCATCACACTCATGAGTTCTCCCCCATAATGAAGCCGAAAGTAAACGCAGATAAAGCTAAGCCAAGGATAGGCAATACTCCAGTAACCTCGAATAAGAAAGACGCACATACTGTCATGATAGATACCACGATTGCCAATGCTCCAAATATGTAGGTCATGTTGTCCTCTTTGGGTTAGTGAAGAATAAGTCTTGCGGGTTATGTATGTATTGATACGCACCTTTGGAATAGGGAATCTGCACAATATGCTTTTTACCCTTAGCTATTACATCGCCACATTTCAAGCAAGTTAGTAGTCGGTGTTGTGTTGCTAGAATATCAGCACGCTTGCTATCTACATAGGTATCGCAGTCTTTGGCAATATTAGCTACGCAGAAATAGCGGTGTGACTCGTGTGTCGCTTGTCGGTTGGACATTGCACTACCTTTCATAAATTAGGACAAACTTAGTAACACCTAAGAATGTCCAGCAAAAACAAATAAATTAAATTCCCACTAACCCCTCTAGTATACCATAGAATCATGACAATGTCAAGGGGTTGTCCTTCGTAAGGGCTTGATTTGATTGCGCTTTTGCGTCGCTTGGCTTTGGCTGACCAGTTCTCACATTTATTTTAGGTAATAAAAAAGCCCACCGAAGTGGGCTTAGAGTTACTAGGGGTTTCCCCCTATGGTTTAGATAACTCCCATGTTCTCGCAAATAGTGTAGAGGTCAAGATAACTTTGGTCTTTTGCCCATGCAGTTAAGTCTTTAACTAACTGCGCCTTTTGTTCTTGTTCTTCCTTGTTCGCTTCCTTGTAAAGTAACTCGGCTTGCTTTGTGTATTTCTTCGCTTGCTCAATGTTCTTGAGTGTGGGATTGCTTAGCAAGTTCTTGGCTTCGTGTTTTAATTCCTCGATAGTCATGCCCTTAAATTCTTCCTGTTGCTTTTCTTTTGCCAAGGCTCTCTCGTTCGCTTTGCGAACAGCATCGGCAGAGTCCGTCTTTTTAGGCTTATCGATCCCGAGTTTTTTGCTAAACGTATTCCAGCGCACGTTTAAGGCATTGTCGGTAATATCGGGTTTTACTTCGGTGATCGCTTCGAGGAATAGCAAACGACCCATTTCGTACTGATCGAAAGTCGGTTTTAGACCAATGATGCGCTGATAAGTTAATACTGCGTTTTCTGCGGATTCTTCAGATTCAAAGAAGTTAATTGCGCTTGCTTTAATTGAAGCAGTTTGTTGCTCATCAAAAGCGTAAATCATTTCTTGGGTTTTGATAACAGTTTTCATAGTGTTTTTAAATCCTTTTAAGTTTGGTTTATGGACATTCTTAGCACTACCTAAGTTTGTCCGCTTTTGTTACTTACTGCCTTTTAATCTTTACTACCCTTGTAGTATAACAGAATACCATTACAATGTCAAGGGGTTGTCCTAGTGTCCGTCGTGGTTCTAAAGAATCTGCGAGAAGTGTAATTCGCTTTGTTCTAAAAAGAGGTGCTTTGTTCTATTTTGTTCGCTTCGTTGGAACATTACAAAACCTTATAACTACAAGGGTTTGCTGTCTGTTTTATATATAATGTTCTAATGTTATATTGTTATAACTTTTATATTACGAGGTTAAAAAATCTATTCTCTGCACTATGCGAGAGGGGCGAAGCGAACGAGAAAATTAAAAATTCTGAGCGAAGTAAAAAAATGGAACATTAGGAACATTAGAACAAAGCGTGTAACTCATTGATTTAACTCAGTTTCTTTTGTTCCACTTATTTTAGCGTTTTGGAACAAAGCGAATTTCTCGAACATTACCAACGTAACGGACATTCTTAGCTCGATCTAACTTTGTCCTACTCGATTATTGCGTTAGTTTGGTTCACCCTTGTAATGTTCCGTTCGCCTTGCGTTTGATGCCGACTGCGTTCGCTTTGCGAACAGGGCTAATGCGTCGCTTACAACCAGTTCCCTTATATATAGGCAAAATAAAACCCGCCTAAGCGGGTTAGATAAAACAAGCTGGGGTTTCCCCCAGCCATTATTACATTATGGAGATATCAACCTCACCTTCTAACATCATCTTGATATAGCCTAGTTTCTCCTCATCTAAGCATTGTCCTACTAATGCTTTGACATCTTTTTGTAACTCAGTAATGCCAGCCATGCGATCCTTAATAGCCTCTTTTCGCTTAGCTTCCACAGCCTTCTGTATTTTGGTAGCCTTCTGAATGTTAGCAAGTGTAGGGTTTTGGGTAAGCATTGCAACCTCTTCAACCAGCGCTTCAATTGGCTTAGCCTTGATTGCTTCCATCTCCTCAGCTTGTTTAGTCCTTTGCTTAGCCTTATCAGCGCCAGCCTTTGTGGGCTTAGCTGGCTTAACGATATCGTATTGAGTCTTGAGATCGCTAGTAAAGCTATGCCATGCTACTGAGACCTTGTTATCGTCAGGCTGGCAATGCTTAGCCTCAGCATAGCCTTGCTTCCAAAATGTAGCACCATCAACCCATGCGCTATAATCAATATCACCATCAACCAGCACAGCATTGTAAAATGATAGTAAAGCCTCATCACGTTGACCATCAATATCAGCACAGGCTGATCCGATAGAGATGAAACCAGCTTTAGTTAATTCAGTAGTAATGTATGACATGGTATATCCTTTATAAGTAAGTACCGAATTGGTACGCTTTGAGTATCGCAAATAATACTTACATTGTCAAGCCTTTTCGAGATTATTTTCAGACTAATTTAGCTTTAACTCAGATTGTCCTGATTCGCTATGCCAGCCAGCCTACCCCACTATACCCCCATGCCCCGATATACCAACAATGGGACCCACTGCAATACATACACAGTGTTTTGCACAGTAGATATATTAAAAATAAAATTCTAGAAACATCCCCCATGCCTCTTTATAGTGCACACCCCCACCCCCCTATATAAAAAATTTTAAGACTACCTAAATGGAACATTACTGTAACCTTATGATTACAAAAGAAAAAGCCATGCAAACATGTGCCATAAAGTGCATGAAACTTTAATAAAACGTGTATAAAAAACCGCAAAAAGTATACATATCAAAACAATATGCATACGGAACTGTCATATATCAAATATTGCATTGCAACAAAATGTATCGTATACTACACAAAACCCCCTACAAAAGTAGGGCCCAACACTACTTATAGGAGAACATAATGTTCGAAACTGATTTTGAAAAAGTATTTAAGCGCTTTGAAGCTCTATCTGACCAAACCAAGCAAGCATATGAATTCTGGGCTGGCTGCATTACTTCTAGCTGGAAAGAGTTCTTTAAAATAAAATAAGTAATAAAATTAGGGGGCTACGGCCCCCATACGTTGTTTTTAGGCAACATAGACAATCCTATTCTCTAGAAATACCCCCCTATAGGTCGTTTACCTCCCACATACCCCCCGGTATAATTTAGATTCACGGAAGGGGACCCAATGTATGAAGTTCACGGTAAGAAAAGTAGATATAAGAAACCCAGCAATTCGGAATCTGTTAGTGTTTCTTCAGAAAAAGATTTTGCCAGCAGACCAACCATACACACCGGACCGCGGACATTGGTGGATAGCTTATGCAGAATGTGGGAAGCCCGTAGGTTTTGCGGGTCTGGCACGCTCGATCAAATGGACAGATACCGGTTACTTATGTAGAGCAGGTGTAATGGATGGCTTTACAGGTCATGGCCTACAACTACGTATGATTAAAGTTCGCCTCGTGCAAGCTAAGAAGTTAGGTTGGGCATGGTGTATCACGGATACAACAAATAATCCCGCTAGTGCAAATTCTTTAATCAATGCAGGTTTCAAGATGTATACTCCAGCAAATCCTTGGGGGATGTCCAAGGCCGTTTATTGGAAAAGGAAACTAGATCCAGATGCCATACAAAGACGAGAGCGTAAGAAAAAGCAAGCACAAGGAGTACAGCCGTAAGTACTATCTAGCAAATAAAGATAAGGTATTAGCTACCACAGCGCAGTCCTCTAAACGAGGCAAAGAAAAATGGGACTTATATAAGTCAGCCCTACATTGCGCTCGCTGTCCAGAAAACCATACAGCTACATTAGACTTCCACCATATAGATCCTACCGAAAAAGAGTACGAGGTTAGTCAGCTAATCAGTAATAGGATGTTTACTAAAGCGTATAAAGAAATTAAAAAGTGCATAGTATTATGCGCAAATTGCCACAGAAAACATCATTACGACGAAAAAGCTGGTACACTTAGCCCATCATAACCAACCTGCAACCAAACATGCCGGTAAATGTAGAACCGACCAAAGACGTTCCACACCCAGAAAGTCACACCCGTGATGCTGTGGCACAGTCACATTCAGATAACTTACGCATTAAAGCGAACACAGCCCTCATATTAAAAGAGCTTGGCGCTACTATGGAAGTTACAGAAGAAGAACAAGAAGAAGCTCGTAGACTTTTTGCTCAAATAGACGGCGAAGACCCTTCTAAACCAGTTCAGAAAAAAGAAGTTGCTGTTGCGTCAACCCCGGGCGTTGCTTATGCGTTAGCAGGGTATATATCTCACTACGACAAACAGGTTATTGCGGATAAAGTACAGCTTCGCAACATTGCAGTTAATAGACTGCTTGAGATGAGTAAAGAAGACGACTTAAAAATAGCTATTAAAGCGGTCGAATTACTTGGAAAAGCCTCAGATTTGTTCACAGAACACCAAGAAATTACTATTACACACAAAAATTCCCTTGAATTGCAAGAAGGAATCAGGGAAAAGATACGTTTGCTCATGCAAATGAACACAATTGATATAACCCCCACCTCAGAACGCCTTACTAAAGATTTAGACGATGACAGCGCTCAAGAAACTGAGTAACGCAGAGCTAAAAGCTCTAGAAAGTAACCTGACAAAGCTAAACGAGGGCCAACTAAGGGCTCTTTATGCTGATCTATCTGAGACTGTGGAGTCTAAAGAAGTAGAAAATTGCCAGGAAAACTTTATGGATTTTGCTCATAAGGTATGGCCTGGGTTTATTGACGGTGAACATCATCAAGAGATGGCACGAGCATTTGAAAGGGTAGCAAATGGAGAAGTTAAACGGCTTATTATCAATATGCCGCCTCGCCACACTAAATCTGAGTTCGCTTCTTATCTATTACCCGCTTGGTTTCTTGGTAAGTTTCCAAAAAAGAAGATTATCGAGACAGCACATACAGCAGAGCTGGCGGTCGGGTTTGGTAGAAAAGTGCGTAACTTGGTTGATTCAGATGTATATAAGTCCATATTCCCGGGCGTGGGGCTCCAATCTGATTCTAAGGCTGCTGGCCGGTGGGCGACTAACCAAGGTGGAGACTATTTTGCTATTGGTGTGGGAGGAGCAGTTACGGGTAAGGGCGCGGATATCCTCATTATTGATGACCCACATTCAGAACAAGAAGCAACCCTAGCAGAGTCAAACCCTGAGGTTTACGATAAGACTTACGAGTGGTATACCTCTGGACCTCGTCAGCGCCTACAGCCAGGTGGTGCAATTATTATAGTTATGACCCGATGGTCTAAGAAAGATCTAACTGGGCAAGTAGTTAAAGCTGCATCTGCACGCAGTGGCGAACAATGGGAAGTAATTGAGTTCCCTGCTATTTTACCGGACGAAAAACCTCTATGGCCTGAGTTTTGGAAATTAGAAGAGCTCTTAGCCTTACGTAATGAACTGCCAAATGGTAAGTGGATGGCGCAGTATATGCAGTCCCCTACCTCAGATGTGTCTGCTATTGTCAAACGAGAATGGTGGAAGATATGGGAAAGCGATACCCCACCGCCTTGCGAATTTATCATACAGAGCTGGGACACAGCTTTCTTAAAGACACAACGTTCAGACTATAGTGCTTGCACTACTTGGGGTGTGTTTTATAACGACGAAAAACGTGGGCAAAACGTTGTTCCAATAGCCTGTATTATCCTTCTTAACTCCTTTAAACAGCGTATGGAGTTCCCAGAGTTAAAGCAAACAGCGCTAGAACACTATAAAGAATGGGAACCTGATGCTCTCATTGTGGAAGCTAAAGCTTCTGGGGCACCCCTTGTTTTTGAGTTGCGAGCAATGGGTATCCCCGTTCAAGAGTACACTCCTAGCAAAGGCAATGATAAAATAGCTAGATTAAATGCCGTGGCAGATATGTTCGCTTCGGGAAGAGTTTGGGTGCCTGCAACACATTGGGCAGAAGAGTTAGTAGAAGATGTAGCAAGTTTTCCATCTGGGGAGCACGATGACTTAGTAGATTCGATGACCCAGGCATTGTTACGTTTTCGTCGTGGGGGCTTTGTTCGCTTAGATTCCGATGAGGAAGATGAGCCACTGCAGTTTAGGTCAAAGCGAAATATGGGGTACTACAACGTATGACAACGCAAAAGTATATGGGGCGCCATCAATTGGTTGAAAGACTTGCAGCTCAAGTGGGTAGCAAAGAAACAGCTATTGGTATCTTACAAAAGCGGGGTCAGTTAGAAGCAGACGGAAAAACATTAACGAAAGCAGGTCAGAAACGTGACAATATGACTGCTAGGGAACGTGCATTAGATAGAGCAACTAAAGAATCTGGGCGAACTCCATCCGAGTATAAGTACGACCCAAAAACAAACAGAGCGACACTTAGGAAATAATTATGGCAATGGAAAAAGGTTTATACGCAGCCCCGATAGGGATTGATCAGGCATCCCAAGAGGAAGAGCCAGATTTAGAAATTACTATTGAGGACCCAGAAGCCGTAGAGATTGACGCTAATGGAAAGCCTATCGTTCGCATCGAGAAAGACGGTGAGGACGAAGAAGGGTTTGATGATAACTTAGCCGAGTACCTTCCTTCTTCCGTTTTGCAGATGCTAGCTAGTGATTTAGTTGGAGAGTACGAAGAAGATGTCAGCTCTCGCAAAGACTGGATACAAACATACGTAGATGGCCTGCAGTTGCTAGGTATGAACATCGAAGAGCGCATGGAGCCTTGGCCTGGTGCTTGTGGTGTGTACCATCCGCTATTATCAGAAACCCTAGTTAAGTTCCAAGCAGAAACAATTACTAGCATATTCCCTGCATCGGGCCCTGTAAAAACCCAGATCATTGGTAAAGAAACCCAAGAGAAAAAAGATGCAGCAACTCGTGTCCAAGATGACATGAACTACCAGCTAACCGACGTGATGGAAGAGTACCGCCCAGAAACCGAGCGAATGTTGTGGGGCTTAGGTCTATCGGGTAATGCGTTCAAAAAGGTTTACTTTGACCCAAGTTTAAATCGCCAAGTTAGTATGTTTGTCCCGGCCGAAGACTTAGTTGTACCTTATGGTGCTTCAAGTTTAGAGTCAGCTCCGCGTGTAACACATGTGATGCGCAAGACAGAGAATGAAGTTCGCATATTGCAACATGCTGGGTTTTGGTTAGATATTGACCTACCTGAGCCAGTAGATAGCTTTGATGAAGTAGAGAAGAAAATTGCGGAGAAGATGGGCTTTCGTGCCTCAGTAGATAGCCGCTATAAGATTTTAGAAATGATGGTTAACCTTGACCTTGAAGGGTATGAGGACACCGACGATGAAGGCGAGCCAACTGGTATTGCACTTCCATATATTGTAACAATCGAGAAAGCTACAGGTACTATCCTAGCTATTCGCAGAAACTGGAGACCAGAAGATGAACTCAGAAAAGCCCGATCGCACTTTGTACACTACGGTTACATACCTGGTTTTGGTTTTTATTGTTTTGGTCTTATTCATCTTATTGGGGCATTTGCTAAGAGCGGGACTTCTATCCTACGTCAGCTTGTCGATGCCGGATCACTTGCAAACTTGCCAGGTGGCTTTAAGACCCGTGGACTGCGTGTCAAAGGAGACGACACCCCCATCGCCCCCGGTGAATTTAGAGATGTCGACGTTCCAAGTGGGACCATGCGCGACAACATCATGCCACTACCCTACAAAGAACCAAGTCAAGTCCTTGCAGGTCTCTTAGATAAAATTATTACAGAAGGTCGTGGCTTTGCTGGTGCAGCTGACTTACAAGTTAGTGACATGTCCGCTCAAGCCCCCGTTGGTACAACCCTAGCAATTCTAGAACGTACCCTGAAAGTTATGTCCGCAGTACAAGCCCGCATCCACTATTCACTTAAGAAAGAGCTCTGTCTCCTGCGCGACATTATTCGTGACTATACCCCTGATGAGTACACATATGAGCCAGAAGAGGGAAGTCGCAAAGCTAAGAAGTCTGACTATGACTTAGTAGAGGTTATTCCTGTTAGTGATCCTAATGCAGCTACCATGTCGCAAAAAGTGGTTCAGTATCAGGCAGTTATGCAGTTAGCACAGCAGGCGCCGCAGTTATATAACTTGCCATACTTACATCGTCAGATGTTAGAAGTTCTTGGTATTAAGAATGCGCAAAAACTTGTAGCTCTACCAGATGATAAAAAGCCAGAAGATCCGATAACTGAGAATCAAAACATTCTCATGGGCAAGCCTGTCAAGGCATTCCTCTACCAAGATCACCAAGCTCATATCACAGTGCATAAGTCTGCTATGCAAGATCCTAAAATTGCTCAGCTTATTGGCCAGAACCCACAGGCGCAAACACTTATGGCAACAATGACCGCTCATATTAATGAGCACATTGCCTATGAGTATCGCAAACAAATGGAAGCTCAGATGGGCGCAGAGTTGCCGTTCCACCCAGATGATGACCCAGAAGATCAAGGTATGCCTCCAGCAATGGAAGTCCATATTTCTCAACTCGCAGCGCAAGCATCGCAAGTTATCCTCAATCAGAACAAGACAGCTATTGCAGCACAACAAGCTCAACAAGCGCAACAAGATCCGATCGTTCAAATGCAACAACAAGAACTCCAGATTAAACAGATGGATGCCCAGACCAAGCAGAAGAAAGTTATTACCGATGCTGCAGCTAAGGCAGATCAGATCGAGCTTGAGCGGGCACGCATAGCGTCACAAGAAAAAATCGCTGGTATGAATATTGGAGCAAAAACCCAAAATGATAAGGCGAATTTAGCAGCAAGGCAGCAAATAGATGGTCTAAGAGTTGGCGTAGATGTAGCTAAATCTAAAGATCAAATTGCCGCTCAGAACCGTCAGGCTAGACTTACACACGAGCAAGCCTTGGCACAATTAGAAGCACAATCCCGTAATCAAACCCCAAAAGGTAAAGAATAATGGATCAAAACGAGTATTACCTCAAAGAACTAAAGGAGCGGATGGCGATGCTACAAACAGCATTATCCAGAGGCGCCTGTACAGACTTTGAGGAATATAGGTACACATGTGGACAGATTCGAGGTCTAGAAGCTGCATGTGCAATCATTGAAGACCTCAAACAACAATTGGAGCACTCAGATGACTGAAATACTTATTGGCTCAAACCCCAATAATCCAGAAATAGTAGGTTCAGTAAATTTACAAGCAACAGAAGAAGCAAAAGCCCGCCAAGTACCAACTCCATCAGGTTATCGCATTATGTGCGCTGTACCAGAAGTGGAAAAAGAATTTGATAGCGGGATTCTTAAGGCAGATACAACGATTAACTTCGAGGAAAAGCTGGCAACAGTCTTATTCGTAGTATCGCTTGGTCCAGACTGTTATTCAGATAAAGAGCGTTTCCCCTCAGGTCCGTGGTGTAAACAAGGTGATTTTGTATTGGTCAGACCCAATGCTGGTACACGCCTACTTATTCATGGCCGTGAGTTTCGTATGATCAACGATGATTCCGTAGAGGCCGTAGTTCAAGACCCACGCGGCATCAAACGTGCAAATTAAGGAGCCCCAAATGGCCGAACAAGAGTACAAATTTCCCGATGAAATCGACAACGAAGACTTAAATATCGAAATCGAAATCGAAGATGACACACCCCCAGAAGACCGCAATCGTGAGCCAATGCCCAAAGAGATTGTAGAAAAACTGGAAAAGACAGACCCAGAGGAAGAAGAATTAGACCCAAAAGCTCAAAAAGAACGCCTTGCGCAGTATAAAAAGGTATGGAATGACGAGCGTAGGGCTAAAGAAGCAGCTTTAAGAGAGCAGCAAGAAGCTATTAACCTAGCGAAAAAAGCCCTCGAAGAGAATAAAAGACTACGTGCAACCCTCACTACAGGCGAAAAATCCTACATTGAGACCGTACAAAGCTCTGCTAACCTCGAGCTACAACAAGCCCAACGGGACTACAAGGACGCATTAGAGAGTGGCGACGCTAATCTAATTGTCGAAGCACAGACCAAACTTAACGAAGCGTCTTATAAAACTCAGCAAGCTAAGCATTTTAAACCTAGTGCTTTACAAGATTTTGAAAAGGATGTAACAATAGAGTCAGTGCAAGACACTAAGCCAAAAATTGAGCCTAAAACTCAAGCATGGCTAGATAGTAATCCTTGGTATGGTTCCAAAAAGGCTATGTCCAGTTTTGCTGTAGGTGTGCATGAAGAATTGTTAGACGAGTACGGACAGAACATTGTTGGTACCGACCAATATTTCAAACGCATTGACAAAACTATGCGTGAAAAGTTCCCTGAGTACTTTAGTACTTTAGAAGGGGAGGCAGAGAGCGAAGAAGAGGCCCAAAAACCTGTTACTAAAGCTAAGCCAAAGGTAGTTGTAGCGCCTGCGACCCGTAGTACATCTTCCAAAAAAGTGAACTTAACAACCTCAGCGCAAGCAATTGCTAAAAAGCTTGGTTTAACCCCAGAGCAGTATGCCCGTGAACAAATGAAATTGGAGAAACAATAATGGCTAACAACAGAATTACTCGTGAATTAGATACCCGTGTAACACAGGAACGTCCTAAACAGTGGATGCCCCCAGAATTACTCCCAGAGCCTGACAAAGAGGCTGGGTATGCGTATCGTTGGATTCGTGTTTCGATGCTTGATAAAGCTGACCCACGCAACGTCTCTTCCAAAATAAGAGAAGGTTGGGAGCCAGTAAGAATTGAAGAGCAACCCAAATTTAAACTGTTAGTTGATCCTGATAGTCGTTTTAAAGACAATATCGAGATCGGCGGATTATTACTTTGCAAAACTCCCGAAGAGTTCTTGGTTCAACAGCAAGAGTATTACGCTAGACAAACCCAGGCCCAGACAGAAGCTGTAGATAATAATTTAATGCGCCAAAGCGATTCGAGAATGCCGATTTTTAAAGAAAGCAGATCCTCGACTAGTTTTGGTAAAGGTAATCAATAACTTAGGAGTTCTAAATGGCTTATCCTATCGTTCCAGCCCCTTATGGGTACAAGCCGCTTAATTTGATTGGTGGTCAGGTATTTTCTGGCTCTACACGTAATGTGCAGATTCAGTATGCCTATGCAACCCCAATCTTTTTTGGCGACGCGATTAAAGAAGTAAACGGGTTTGTTACCCGTGCATCAATTGCATCTGCAACTACTGCTAACCAAACTACTGGTGTGTTCTTGGGTTGCTACTACACTAGCCCAACAACTAAGCAACGTTTATGGTCACAGTACTATCCTGGCTCTATTAATGCTGGTGATATCACTGCAATCATTTCCGATGATCCAGATATCGTTATCAAGGCTGTTATGTGTACTTCTGGTTCTACCATTGGTTCTGCAGCTCAAGTAATGATCGGTTCTAACGTTGGTGGTATTACTACTAACGCTGGTAACACAAATACAGGTGACTCAGCCAATGCAATTTTGGTTCCAGCTTCACTCAGTACAGCTACACTGCCTTTCCGTGTAATTGATATTGTTCGTGATACTGCAGTTGCTCTAGGTACTGGCGTTTACTCTAGTATTTCTACAGCAACCGTTACATTAGCTTCTTCTAACGCTGCTGCGTTGGTAGTTGGTACTGATGTAGGTTCTTTGGATTCATCTGGTCAGATCATTCAAAGTGGTTCGTATGTTGCTACAGCTGCCGCTGCTGGTGCTACTACGGTTGTTCTAAATGCAGCACCAACAACAGCATTTGCAGCAAGCTCAACATTGGTGTTCACACAGTATCCAGAAGTACTCGTGAAATTTAACTTCGGTTATCACGGTTACTATTCTGCTACTGCAGTTTAATTAAGGAGCTATAAATGGCTATTTCACGCGCACAACTACTGAAAGAGTTGCTTCCTGGATTGAACGCATTGTTCGGTTTAGAGTATGCACGCTATGGCGAAGAGCACAAAGAGATCTACGAAACAGAGACCTCTGAGCGTTCTTTCGAAGAAGAAACAAAACTGTCTGGATTCTCAGCCGCCCCGGTTAAGAATGAAGGCTCTGCCATTGCTTATGACAATGCGCAAGAAGCTTGGACAGCTCGCTACAACCACGAAACTATTGCCCTTGGCTTTAGCTTAACTGAAGAAGCAATCGAAGATAACTTGTACGATTCTTTATCAGCTCGCTATACCAAAGGTCTAGCTCGTGCTATGGCTTATACCAAACAGGTTAAAGCTGCTGCTGTATTAAATAATGGTTTTAACTCCGCCTTCGTTGGTGGTGATGGCCAGACTTTGTTCAGCACTGCTCACCCATTGGTAAACGGCGGTACAAACGGTAACACTCCATCAACCCCTGCTGACTTGAACGAAACTGCACTTGAAAATGCTGTTATTCAAATTGCTGCTTGGACTGATGAGCGTGGCCTTTTGATCGCTGCAAAACCACGTAAATTGGTTGTTCCACCTGCACTCCAATTCGTTGCAACTCGTTTGCTCGAAACAGAACTCCGTGTTGGTACAAACAATAACGACGTCAACGCTATTAAAAACAATGGTTCCATTCCAGAAGGTTACACAATTAACCACTTCTTGACTGCTACCAATGCATGGTTCTTGACAACTGATGTACCTAACGGTCTTAAGCATTTTGAGCGTACCCCGCTACAAAATTCAATGGATGGTGATTTTGATACTGGAAACGTACGCTACAAGTCTCGTGAGCGTTACAGCTTTGGTTACTCTGACCCACTAGGTATCTACGGTTCTTATTAATCCGTAGTTTTACGCAAACGTAAAGAAGTTTGGACCCCGCTCAAAAGGCGGGGTTTTTCCTTTAAATACTTGCACACAGCTTTAAAAAGTAGTATAAATAACCTATCTGGGTGATTGCTTATTTCGCCACTGCCCCAGCAGACGATGCAACGATTGAAATAAGCGCTTTTGCATAAGGAGTCCATTATGGGACGTAGTACATTTGAAGGTCCAGTTTTATCTGGAGATAATCGTTTTGGCCCACAACGTGACGTTGGCCCAGTCTTGTTAGCCCAACAAGCATTTTTAGATTTTGCAGTAACCACACCAAATACTACTAATTATGGTGGTGGTTCAGGAATTTTTGTTACACCAAATAATATCCCTAATAACTCCGCCACTATTTATACCCCACAATCTGGTGCTTATAGTACTAGCGGCCCTACAAAAGCTTCAGCTCCTACAGCGGATACTTCTGGAACTATTTATCGTGGCGCTGTATTTTTAATCCCACAAGGCTCAAATATTACTGACGTTATTGTTGATGTTGGTGTATTGCCAACTGATGGAACAGTTACAGCTAACTCAATCCAGCCATATGTTTCTAATAACTTTGCTACATCTACCGGTGTTTACGCAACTATGGCTGCTATTACTACAGCAACTCGTGGTACAGCAACATTTGTCGGAACTCAATTAGATTACGCATTTGGTTCATTGCAAGACGTACAAAACTTACAACCTGGCACACAACCTACATGGTTTAGTCAAGTTGTAGTAACTTTGAAAATTACTAATACTAGTTTAGTTGCTCCTACTTCTGGCCAAATTGTTGTTACATTGAAATATGCACAACAAGACCTAAATATTGGTTCTTCTACTGCTTATCCTTATGGTAACTTCGATTAATTAATCTACTAGGGGGTAGTTAACCCTGCCTCCTTTTTAAATCTTTAGGAGATTAATTATGACAATGCAATATGACATAAAGTCGGCAACTGCGACTAGTTTTCCTGCGCAATTGTATACGGGAAGAACTAGAATAAAATCTATTGTCTTTTTAGGCAACGGTACAACAGGTACATTTACTATTTATGATGGCACAGATAATACTGGACCCATTGTGTATCAGTTTAAATACGCTACTGCCGTACAACCATTTCAAGTCCTACTTCCTGGCGAAGGAATTGTTTGCCAAACTGGTGTTTATGTAGTTGGTACAACTTTAAATTCACTAGCTATTACTTATGGCTAAAAAGACTCCTTCTCTTGCAGTTGGTCGTGGTGAGAAACTTCCAGTCTCAAAAGGGGCAGGTCTTACTGCAAAAGGCCGAGCAAAATATAATGCAGCTACAGGTAGTAACTTAAAGGCTCCGCAGCCCGAAGGTGGCGCCCGTAAAAAATCATTTTGCGCTAGAATGTCTGGTATGCCCGGACCGATGAAAGATGAAAACGGCAAGCCTACACGTAAGGCAGCTAGTTTAAAACGGTGGAAATGTTAAATGAGTGCCGAAATAGATCCAATTTCAACGGCTAGAGAGTTAGCCACCCATGCGAACGATATTGAGCATTTACAGGCAGATATGGATAAGATGGTTAATGAAATGAAAGAAATTAAAGAAGCCATCCAAGCTATCCAAAAAACACTTACAGAAGCTCATGGTGGTTGGAGAATGCTTCTAGGTGTTGGCGGTGCAGCGGCTCTTATTGGAGCTATTTTTGCTAATTTATTTCAAGGTTGGTGGAGTCACTAATGCCAAGTAAAACAGCAAAACAACATAGACTTATGGAAGCTGTAGCCCATAACCCAGCTTTTGCTAAGAAAGTTGGTATACCACAATCAGTTGGCAAGGATTTTTCTACAGCGGATAAAGGCAAAAAGTTTGGCATGGGTGGTGGAGTTAGTCAGACTCAGGGTGGTAAAGGCATGGTTAATAGGCAAGAAACCCGTGCTGGTAGCGTATTTGGGCAAAAGAAAGAAGTACCTAACATTAACTTAAATAAGTATATTGGTAAGAAAGAAGGCGGTATGGCTAAGAGCGATATGAAAGAAGACATGAAGGCGGATGTTAAACAAGACAAAGCCATCGTCAAAAAAGCATTTAAAATGCATGATAAACAAGAGCATAAAAGCGGTCCTGGTACTGACTTATCCAAACTTAAAAAAGGCGGAATGGCGATGAAAAAAATGGCCAGTGGTGGTGAAACAATGGGCCCACGCTCTATGTCTAAAGATGTAGAAAAGGGTTCAAATAAACTTACTAAGTTTGGTGAATCTGCTGTACAAAAGAAAGGCCACACTAAAGGTAAAAATTTTGGCGATACAGGTCCAGTTAAGATGCGCACAGGTGGTAAAGTTAAACGCTATGATGAAGGCGGTGATATTGAGACAGAAACTACTCAAGGTGAAAATAAGAGCATTGGTGATGACGTCCGTGCTCGTGCTATGGCAGCTATGTCTAAAGGTGATAGCGATACTACTCCAGCACCAACAACTAAAGTTTCTGCCCCTGCCCCCAAACCAGCACCTAAGTCTGAGCCTAAAGCAGCCCCTAAGTCTGAGCCCAAAGCAACTCCAGTACAGCAAGCTAAAGATGTTATATCCGCTAAAGGCGCTTCAACTCCTAAATCCTTTACAGCTGCTGGCGGCAATACTAAGGCTTCTCCCTCTAAGGCAGACGTAAGTAGTTTAGGGTTTAAAAAGCCTTCTGACCCACTAGCTAGATTTGAACAAGTTGGTCCTAAGCGCTCAGAACAAAATATGCCTGCTAAAAAGAAATCTAGTTCAAGCAGTACTGACTACTCAGTTGGTAATGCAATGCGTAAAGGTGGTAAAGTAGGTCCAAGTCGCGGTGATGGCATTGCTCAACGTGGTCGCACAAAAGGAAAGTACTGCTAATCATGGCCTTTACTAAAGAAGAACTAAAGAAAATTCGGGAAAAAGAAGCCAAAGTCAAAAAAGAAAAGGACCTTGCTTCTGCTATTCACGACGCTGAAGTTATGGATAGGATGAGAAGTTCTATTGGGGCACCTACCGCAGCTGAAGCTGCTATGCCTGCTCCTGCCCCTGCGCCAGCAGATCAAATGGGAAACCCCACTGGCATGAAGCGTGGTGGCAAAGTTAGTTCGGCTTCAGCTCGTGCTGATGGCTGTGCAATTCGTGGTAAAACAAGAGCTTAAGGAGCTTATATGAAAATGGTAAAAGAGGCTATTGAGCCAATCGTAGGTCCAGACATGGTTCACCATGATGACTTTATCTCACAGCATGAAGATGGTGGGCATATGCACCACGCTAAAGAATTTAAAAAACATGCTGCTGGGCATCCTATGAACTCCGACGTAGTTAAAGGCTTTTGCGGCGGTGGCCGTATGAAAGCTAAGTAATGAGAGCTTCTCGTGGTATGGGCGATTTAAATCCTTCCAAGATGCCTGGTAAGAAAATTATCAAACGTAAGGACAAGCCACAAGATGTTGAGATGTATAAAGAAGGCGGTAAAGTTGGTTTATACGAAAACATTCATAAAAAGCAAGCACGTATTGCAGCTGGCTCTGGTGAAAAGATGCGTCCTGTTGGATCTAAGGGTGCACCTACTAAAAAGGACTTTATTAAATCTGCTAAAACTGCAAAGGTAAAGAAATGAAACTTATTGACTGGATTCTAGGTTTATTTAGTAAGCCGAAAGAAGAAGTTACTTTTGATAACGCAGTAACCACAGCTTGGCCTTTCCCTATAGAAGAACCGGCAAAACCAAAACGTAAATACGTTCGCAAAGCCACAACCCGCAAAGTTAAACCTGCGGTAAAAAAGACTGTAAAGAAAAAGGCTAAATAATGGCGTATACCTCAGGCGTAAGTACATTCAATCTTCAATTAACTGAAATAGTTGAGGAGGCTTTTGAACGTGCTGGTCTTGAGATGCGTTCGGGTTATGATTTAAAAACAGCCCGCCGTAGCCTTAACTTGCTTACTATTGAATGGGCAAACCGTGGTATTAACTTATGGACTATTGAGCAAGGCCAAGTTGTTATTAATACCGGGCAAAATAGCTACCCACTTCCTGTAGATACTATTGACTTACTTGACCATGTGGTACGCACAGGTACAGGTACAAATCAAATTGATATTAATATAACCCGTATCTCTGAGTCTACATACTCCACAATACCAAACAAAAACGCTAATGGACGCCCTATTCAAGTATGGATTGATCGGCAAACAGGCCAGTCTAATACCACAACAGCTACTTTGGTTGGCAATGGGTCTAATGGTAACGGCGGCATATCTGCTACAGATACTACGATTCAATTAAGTTCTACTGTAGGTTTTGCAACTACTGGATTTATTCAGATTGGTTCAGAAATTATTGCCTATGAAAATGTTTCAGGAAACCAGCTTCTATCTTGCTGGCGTGGCCAAAACAATACGACTGCTGTTTCTCATGCATATAACTCTCCTATTATTGTCCAGAAGCTTCCAAATATTAACGTTTGGCCTACTGGTGATGGTGGTGGCCCTTATACTTTCATTTATTGGCGTTTGCGTCGTATGCAAGATGCTGGCGGAGGTATTAATGTCGAGGATATTCCGTTTCGTTTCATCCCAGCGATGGTTGCTGGACTAGCATATATGATTGCAGTTAAAAAGCCAGAAGTAGACCCACAGCGAGTAATGGGGTTAAAGATGGCCTATGAAGAAGAATTTAAGAACGCCGCAGAAGAAGATAGAGAAAAAGCTTCTATTCGGTTTGTACCACGTCAGTTATTTTATTAAGTAGCCATGCCATCAAAGTTTGCATCGGGTAAATATGCAATCGCCGAGTGTGATCGGTGTGGGCAGCGCTACAAGCTAAAAGAACTGAAAAAAGAGGTTATTAAGACCAAGCTGTTCCAGATTAAGGTTTGCCCTACGTGTTGGGATCCTGATCAACCACAGTTACAGCTAGGTATGTACCCAGTTAATGACCCGCAAGCTGTACGAGAGCCACGGAAAGATATTAGTTATGAGGTATCGGGATTAGATGTAAATGGGTATGCAAGCGGTGGTAGCAGAGTAATTCAGTGGGGTTGGGCACCAGTAGGTGGTGCTAGTCTCTTTGATACGGTGTTAACACCGAACTATTTAATCAGTACAATAGCAATAGGTACAGTAACAGTAACAACAACTTAGGAGCAGCAAAATGGGATATAAATCAGGCGCAGATGGCGTTACTAAAAGCGGTAGAACCAAAGGTAAAAACCTAGGTGATACAGGTCCGACCATTGGTATTGAAAATGGTAAGGGCAGCAAAGGCGCACGTAGCGTATCAGGTAATGCAATGAAAGCTGTAGGCCGTAACATGGCTCGTGCTAATAACCAAAGAGGTCGTTAATATGGCTAAAAATAACAAACCCGCAGAAGTCTATGCAATGAATGGCACATCCGTAAAAGATGGAGAAAGCCCTTTTAAGACTTATGCAACGGAGAAATCAGCTAAAGAAGCTGACTTAACTGATCCGATTCCAAATGGTGTTAGCTATGCAGTTTCCAAGCAAAAGCGTGTTGGTGTAGAAACACGTGGAAATGGTGCTGCAACTAAAGGCCGTAAGGCTTACGGACCATTGGCTTAATAGGGTAAACCCTAATGAACTACGAACAGTTATATAACAATATCCAAGCCTACGCTGAGAATACTGAACAGTTATTCGTAGCGTCTATTCCTGTATTTATTCAGGAGGCTGAGGATCGTATATACAACTCAGTTCAAATACCTTCGTTGCGTAAAAATGTGACAGGAACGCTAACTACATCTAATCCATATGTTGCATTGCCTAATGATTGGTTAGCTAACTATTCTGTCGCAGTTATAGATTCGTCAGGCAACTATAGTTACTTATTAAATAAAGACGTTAACTTTATTAGAGAAGCCTTTCCTTCAGCATCTAGTACTGGTATGCCTCAATATTATGCTTTATTTGGTTCTCAGTACAGTAATGTAAATGAGATGACTTATATTCTAGGACCCACGCCAGACCAAAACTATACAGTAGAGATGCACTATTTCTACTACCCACCATCAATTGTTCAAGGTCAGGTTATTAATCTTATTAATTTGGTCGGTGGGTCGCTATATACCAATGGTGTATATCAAAATGTAATCTTAACTGGAGGTTCCGGTGCTAATGCAACTGCTGATATCGTTATCGCAGGAGGCGTCGTTACATCCTGTAGCCTTAAGTTTGGCGGTAATTTTTATGTCGTGGGGGATGTTCTTTCTTGTGCTTCCCTTGGCCCTACTGGTAGCGGCTTTTCTATTACAGTAGGAACTATTACCAATGCTACAGGTACAAGTTGGTTAGGTGATAACTACGATCCTGTCCTATTCTATGGCGCTATGCGCGAAGCAATGCTCTTTATGAAGGGTGAGGCTGATTTGGTTGGCTATTATGAGCAAAAATATCAAGAAGCTGTTGCCCAGTTAAACCGCTTAGGAACTGGTTTGGAACGTGGCGACGCATACAGAGACAACCAAGCAAAGATTAAGGTTAATCCATAATGGCAATATCTCAAACTGCCTGCACTATATTTAAAGATAACCTTCTTAAAGGGGTAGAAAACTTTAATACTGGTACTCCGTATACCTATAAAATAGCGCTTTACACAGCTGATGCTACATTAAATGCGGATACTACTGGGTATATTTCTACTGGAGAAGTTGTAGGTACAGGATATACAGCTGGCGGAAATGTATTAATTATCTCCCAAACCCCTACTTATCAAACTGGCACTACGACTGCATATATCTCTTTTGCCAACGCAGTTTGGAATCCCGCTAGCTTTACGGCTAGAGGGGCTTTAGTTTATAATAGCACTACTGGGGCAGCAGTTTGTGTTTTAGATTTTGGGGCGGATAAAACTTCCACCTCAACTTTTACTGTAACTTTCCCAACACCCACGGCGACTAACGCCATTATTAGAATTAGCTAGGAGCAATTATGAGTTCTGAAATTACAAAAATGGGCGATAGCTTCGGGGCTAATGCTTCTTATGGTGGCGGTGCCACTGAAACTGTTGGACTTGAAGGCGTGTACGTAGCTACTTGTTTTGATGCTAATGGTATTGAGAAATGGTCTGATACTATTGAAAACTTAACTACCAACGTTGGTCGTAAAAACTTAATGGATTCTTACTTTGCAAACACAGGTGGCGGTGCCATCGTTATGGGCCTAGGAGGCGCAAATGGTTCTTCAACGTTTACCCCAGCTTACACAGACACTCAAGCATCCCATGCTGGTTGGTATGAAGTTGGTGGTACTAATGCTCCTACTTACTCTGGTACTCGCAAGACCCCAGCCTTCTCCACCGCAACTTCTGCTAACCCTTCCGTTCTGTCAACCAGCGCTGCAGTGGTGTTTAGCATGACTGGCTCTGGAACTGTATATGGTGCATTTATTAACGTAGGTGGATCTACAGCGATTGATAACACCACAGGCACTTTGTTTAGTATTGGCGCATTTACGGCTGGTTCTAAAACAGTTACTTCTGGTGATACGATCAACGTTACTTACCAGCTCAGCGCAGCAGGCTAATAGGAGACTAACATGGCGTTAGTCTTAGCAGATCGTGTCCAAGAAACCACGACCACTACTGGTACGGGTTCTGTTACGCTTCTTGGAGCAGTCACTGGGTATCAAA